ATCCATATTATTTCGTTGCGCTTCGGGTCCAAAGCGATGGTCTTAGTCATCGCCTGCTCTTTGGCCTCTCTGGACCTCTTGATGTTGGTCTCGTTCTGTACAACGAGACCCTCTACGTGGGAAGCCACCTGCTGGTCTACCCGACTGAAGAGGTCGGGGTGGTGTTCAAGCACCCCGACCGTCTCCACATCGAATGCGAATGCTCCCTGAGACTGTATCTCAGAGACCAACTCACGGACCTCCGACAAGGAGGACACGTGGTGGAGGCCGGAGCCAAGGAGAGAGGACACGGTCCAACCCCCACCAGTGCCTTCAGCCTGCTCCAATGTCTTCGTTGACAAGGGCGACCATTTCCTCGTAGGTGGACACTCGGATGATGTCAGCATCGTATGCCTTGCTCAGAGAGCGCTCCAGAGAGTCCTCAGACAACTCTTCCATGCCCCACTCGTCTGAAAGGTCTCGTGCCTTGATGAGTAGGTGGTTGTACTGGGTCTGTGGTCCAGTACCAGAGCGACTGACGGCCCAGTAGTGCTTTGACAGGGGACCCTGACGCTCGTCCTCGTTGAAGTTCCTCAGCGTGGCGATGACCCGGGTACCTGCCTCGTAGGACCTGAGTACCTGCTCTTCACCACGCTCCATCAGGAGCACATTGAAGGCGAACAGGGGGCGGGGGCGATTGCCTGCGTCACACAGGGGGCACCCACGGTCGTCCATACCTTCGCGGCACACGAAGGACTTCTGCCCAGTTCGGTTGACCCAGTGCTGCCTCCACGATGCGTAAGGAGCATCCTGAAGAAACTTGATGAGGACCGGCTCTGGTCCGGTCTTAAGGCGAACGGCATAGTTGGCGTCCTCCCGCTTGATCGTGTCCACAGCGCCCCACCCTGATCGGATGATCTTGCGAGTCTCCGGTGCGGGTGCTGCTTCTTCGGCTACTTCATAATCCAATGGCATATCGTATCTCTTCTCTGTCGTTACACCGGCCATTTACTGGCGGTGTGTTCCTTAAAGCCGACCCAGTCGGCCTTCTTACTGATGTTGAGGTTATACGCCTCAACCGCCAAAAGCAAGAACTCTACCTGCTCCCGGCTATACAGGCGACGACCCTTAGGCTCGCCTGACAACTGCGCCCCACGGGGAGGGGGTGTCCTGTAGTTGGCCTGAGGTATCCACCCATTACGTTCCCACATACGAATAGTGACTGGCTTCCTGCCCAGCACCTTGGCCAGTTCTCCGATGGGGTAGAACGTCCTAAGTTCCCCACCCACACGGTACACCTTGCCACGTCGGAGGTCGTCCCCGCCGAGGACGGTGTCCTGACTAGGGCTATCTTCCCGATTTCGCGGGGGGGTACTACCCGGATAATCAGGAATATCAGACAACTTACCTACGTCGGAGTCGTCAGTGAGGTAGGAGTGGTCCCGGTTCAGTAGGTCGTGGAAGTAGTCCTTAGCCTTAGAACTCATGCCTTAAACGCCCATGTCTCTCGTTCTATGTAGAACCCGTTCACGATGTCCCGCATGTCAGGATGGTCCCATGCTAGCCCAAGAACCTTGTCCTCCACAAGCACCTCCACCACCTCGCTGACCTTATCCCACATCTCCTTACCCTGCTCCTTGGCCCACGCCTCACAGGCCTCTGAGTCGAAGATGGTACTGACCCGACGCTCCCTCTTCAGTTTGTGGTCCCCCACCTCAAACCAGCGGTGCCCATTCTCCCCCTCATACCCACGTTCGTCCACTAGTTCTATCAGTTGCGACTTTAGTCCATCGGCACGCTTCTTTGATGTATCGGCCATCTCCTTGGCAGCCTTGTATTCCTGCACGAGCCGCAGATTGAATGCGGCGTCGTCACCCTCGGTCCACTCGCAGTCGTCCATCATACCTCCGATGTATGTAAGAAGTCGGACAACGAGCCCAAAGTGATCTCGTACCGACCTTGGGCATCATAGCCCTTGTCAATGAATGCCCGATTGATCAGGCGCTTCTCTTGGAGCATATCGTACTGGCGTTCTTCGATGCTGCCCTTCATCACAAATGAAGTCACCGTAACGTGCGGGAACTCAGAGGACAGCCTGATGATACGTGACTCACGTTGATCCAACTTCCCTGCCGACCACGGTAGGTCGTAACTTATCAGATGGTTCGCCATCGGGAGGTCAACCCCGTAGCCCCCAGCGTCAGATGACAGGAAGACCCTAGTGTTTGGATCTTCAGCGAACTTAGTCTTTGACCGCTCCTTATCGTGGGATGACATACCTCCCATGAACTTGGTGCAGGTCGTGAACTTGGAGAGGGCCTCGTCCAGTAACCGTAGGTTCTGTCTGAAGAATGAGAATATAACTACTTTGTTACTCTCTTCCTCTTCCAAGATGTCCCTCACGTACTCCACCACGGCATCCAACTTCGGGGACCTAGTAACGGAACGGAGCCATCCGTTGTTCACCACCTGAGAAGCATAGGCGCTACCCTCGCCGCCGCCCGAGGCATACAGGTCAGCGGAGGCACGAACTAGGTCAGGGCTATCACAGAGCATCCTGAGTACCGTAAGGCGGGACATGATCTCCCCTTGGGCCTTGTTATCCATGGCATTGTAGTGCCTCCACAAATCGAATCCACGACCCACCTTACCAATGGCCTCGTTGATCTTCGTCAGTAGATCCTTGGTTATATCACGGTAGACCTTGGCACCAGACACGTCGAAAGGTACCGGCACTACCTTAGTGATCAGATCAGGCAACTGATCCTTGATGTCCTCACGGGTCTTACGGATCATCACATTGCTTAGACTACTGCTCAGATTATTTAGGTTTCTGTACCTGATGGGCTTGCCCCAGCGGTCCCTAACAATAAAGGTACGGTCGAAGAGGTCGAACCTGCCCAGCACAGCGGGGTCCACGAACTCCATTATGGAGAACAGTTCCTCCGGTCGGTTCTCAATCGGCTGGCCTGTAAGGGCAAATCTGTACGGAACCCTCTTCCCTACCTTCTTCAAGAACTTTGACCTCTTAGCAGCATGGGACTTGATCATAGTTGCTTCGTCTATGACGATAGCATCAATACGAATGCGCTCAAGGTACTTGGAATCATTCTGTAACAACTCAGCGTTGACCACGATGTACTTGCAGGAGATTGCAGCCCTCCAGAGTACCTCCCTAGCCTTGGGAGTGCCATCTATGACCACGGCTCTGGAGGTGGAGAACTTGTTGATCTCAGAGAGCCACTGATACTTCAGAGATGCAGGTACTACGATCAATGCCCTACTGATCTCATCCTGCTGTACGAGGGTCTCCAAGGTGGCTATGGTGGTCGGAGTCTTGCCCGACCCCATGACCATGCACAGCATCATTGTGCCACGGTCGCTCATTAACTCTCGCGCTTCCTCTTGGAAGGGGTAGAGTTCTCCCGTGAATCCCATCACAGCCACCATGGGATCGGGGAGGTGCCAGTTATAGCACCTTCTATATCATCGTTCGTCATGTCGCCAATATCCTTCGCATTAGTATGTTCGTAGCGCAGGAAAGTAATGCCTTTGCGGGGCCTAGGACATTCCCTAGCGACCCTCTCAGCAGCACAGATACCTGCTTCGTCGTTGTCAAGCGCTATTACTATTGTATCAGCCCGGCGAGACACTAAGGACATCTGTTCCTTGCTCACGGATGCTCCGAACGTAGCAAGACCCTGTACACCCATGCCCAATCTCACAGAGGCCAGACGCACTACGTCCAGAGGTGACTCCAACAGTACTGCTGTGTGTGCTCTGAACAGGTGCAGTCCGAACAAGGTTTGGGACTTACTTACACCCGTGGGTACATTTCTGAAGTAACCCTTACCCTTGGCTTGCCATCCCCATAGGTCCCCCCGGGGTGACATGATCGGGATGATCCAATGACGTGGCTTTGGGTCCCACCTGATGCCATGGCGGTAGGCGGTGGTTTGATTGATACCACGGTGATGCAACAACTGTTCAGGGACCTCAGTGAACCTCCTAAAGGCGTCCACGTCTGGCTTTGGGGGTGGGCTATCCTGCGGGGTGTTTCCCTCACGCAGGCTATCCAGCCCGGTTTCTAGTATGAACTGGTTGACCTCGGTAACATCGTCGCTGCTGCCAGTCAATGTGGACACCAGATGGGGCAGATTACCCCTTGCACCACAGGAATAGCATATCCACAGACCGGTATTACTATTCATGGACCAAGAGGGGCTGCCGTCCTCACGTCCAGTGGTGTACACGTGTACTGGACAGTGACCCCCAATCTCTGAGTCACCTACGGTCGTTATGTTCACGCCCATTCTGGACAGCACTTCCACTAGGGCATCACCAGTCGTTGAAATCATCACTATCCTCAGCCTCGTAGTCGTCGTCGTCACCTATCTCTGAGAAGTCCATCGTGTCCCAGTCCCACTTGATGGTTACCTCACCGTGTGGGGAGGTACGGGACAGGAGCACCCTAACGATAGAACGGTCGTCATAGTCAGGGTCCCGTTCCACTGACATGACTATGTCAGAGTCCTGCACAAACGAAGAAGAGTAACCGATGGCGTCAGCAGTAACACGCCTGCTGGTACGACTGCTCAACTTGGAGGCCAGAACCTGAGTGGTCACCACGATGGGTACCTTGTATTGCTGTGCCAGACGCTTGAGTGATCTGGTGATGTTGGTCAGGGCCTGCGGGCTACCCTTGGGTTCCCCGTGCTCGTCGTCCATCATGTACACCCCATCCACAAACACGATGCCGGGCTCATGCTGCTTGATCTTCGCAGAGAGACTGGACACCGTGGTGCTGGACGCAATGTCCTCAACAATACGGAACGGGCTCCTGTTCTTCCTCATCCGTAGAGCCTTGTCTAGGCGAGCCACCTCGTCCTTGGTGGACATTCCACGCATAAGGCCAGTATGGGATACCTTGGCCACGAAGGAGTCATACCTAGCCGCCTGCTCTTCCGCACTCATCTCAAAGGACACCATCAGGGGTGACACACCATTGGTATTAGCGGATACCGCCATGACCATCGCAAGCATGGACTTACCCCGCTTGGCCTCACCCACGAAGGTGATCAACTGTTGCGGCCTAATGCCTGCTGTCAACCTATCTAGCCCCGGGAAGCCAGTGGACAATCCTATTAACTCATCTGGTCTATCCCGCATGTCGGCGTACTTACTGAGCCTATCCTCCCACTCACTAATCAGATCCACGTCCTTGGACTGTGATGTTACTGCGGAAACATCCTGTAGACCCGATGACAGGTGACGTATCGCCCCTTCTGTGTTCCCATCCTTGAGACTCACCAGAGCCTCGGTCATCAATCCAGTCACGGTGGTACTGCGGTGACCTTCTATGACCTCGTCTACCAGACGACTGAGTGTCTCTCCAGATGAGTCACCGACTGTGACAGATGGGTGCTCGTCCTGCATGACCCTCTGGGTTGGGACAGACCCATGCTTCTGCCAAAACTCCAGCATCCACGACCAGATTGGCTGGTTTGGGACGGAGAAGTGGACAGCCTGTACCCCCTGTGCTATCGCTTCTGAGAGGGACCCGTCTGATAGTACCTTACTGATAAGGAGGTGTTCAGCACTGGCCACTACAGGACCCACTCCCTAGAGGGTGACGCCACCCTTGCTCTAATACCCAAGATGCGTGCCTGCTCCTCTGTGGCCACGTGTACCCTCATGGACGGACTGTGGTACTTCATTTCCTCACGAATCTCGTTGATGTCAGCAAAGAGGTAGACCGGGACGGACACGCCCTTACGGGCCAACCACCCGTCGATGGCGTTATCAGCGCCTGCTGGAAGCATAGTGTATACCTCAACCCCGACTCCACGTCGTAGGACACTATCAATCAGAGACTTGATAGGCAACTCATGTGGTTGCCACATGCCGATGTACCTGTGCCACTCATGTTGACGGGCAGCAGTTGCTGCTCTCATCTTCTGCACCACTTTGGTAGGAGGTGCAGCCAAGACACCCTCAAACAGACAGGCCTGTTTGATGGGGGCTTCTGGGTGAATGTTGTTACCTTCCAACTGGCCTACTCCTCTGATCAGCGCTATCTACGATAGAAACCGCAAGGCTGGTACCACGCACAAGGGAGTCGAACTTAGCGTTGACTGCCATAATCAGGGGAGACTCTGTTGGCTGGTTTGGGTCCCTCTTGTTGGTCAGCGTGACAATGGTAACTAGTTTGTTCTGGACCCGGGACTCCAGTAGGTCGGTCAGTTCACGTCTAGCGAACTCCGTGTCCCTGACAGAATCTACATCGTCAAGAACTACCACGTCGTAAGCAGAACGAAGATAATGGAGAAGGTTACCGTCAGGATAGTTGTCGGGTAGGACCCCGTCATTGTTCCTAGACTCATCCAGAGCACGAATGTAGTTGTTGGTAGTGATGTAGCGACCACACTGCCGATAGGACCGGATGGCAGCACGTAGAGCAGCGACCGCCAGATGGGTCTTACCTGATCCGTGTGTTCCTACCAACTGTAAGCCGATACCCTTCTCCCTGTGGTCCTCGTAGTTCCGTAGCCATTTGAACACGGTGTCGTGGGCGTACTTGTCCCCACGCTCCACGTCATAGTTTTCTAGGCGTGCGCCTGTAAGGGACAAAGGGATACAAGCGGACTCGGTGCGCTCATCAATGGTCTGGCCCTTGAGCCAGCGGGTACTACGTATTGGCTCAGACACCCTCTGGCCTTCCATCGTCAATAAACACCACGTCTATCTTGCCCCTGTTAACCTTATTCAATAATGCTTGGCGGTTGGCTAGGAAAGCCTTCCATGCGGGCACATCAGATTTACCAGTGCCCCCAAGTTCCCCAGCAAACACGGTGATCATACGCTTGATGTCGTACTCACTCAGACCGTGAGTGTCAAGCATGTCCTTGAAGTGCTTGCTGAGTGCCTTGCCGTTCACCTGAGACTGGATGGACATGGGGTTCAGCATCTCTACCTCTGTCCTGAAATACGTTACCAGCCGGGCCAACCTACCCCCTGAAGACTTCTGAGTGGGTTCACTCTTGTCAGTGTCTTCACCTAGGGTTTCCAACTCGTCCCAGTCATCGACAGCCACGGGGTCCTCCATGTTCACCTTGTACACACCGGTCTTACGGTAGCCATAGTGACGGGAGATCACTCCCTCGTCTAGCAGCGTAGCCAATGATCTCTTTACCGTGCTGGTTGAGCATCCCAGTCTCTCAGCCAGTCTGGCCGAACTTATGGTAGTACGGTATGTGTTGTGGTCCATGAGGACCACCAGTTCCACCAGTGTGGCTATCGCTGAGAAGTTACCTCTCAACTTTGACTGCACCCACACCGGGTACTTTCCGAAAGTGGACATCCTCTGATGCCTTCCGCTCAGAGGGCCTACTCAGACCACACCACCGTGTTCAAGAGGTCCCACACGTTCAAGAGGGGTATCGACGTGGTGAAGGATCTACCCGTCGGAAGTACCACGACCATAGTGGCATACTGTGACTCGTCGGTTTCCTTCTCCTTGTTGACGAACTGGAGGATCTTGGCCTCCATTTCCTCAATGTCGGATTCCATCTCCTCAGAATCCTGTACATCCTCGTCTACCACAGGGGTGTCCCCAAGGGACTTGTCCAACTGCTTCCTGACCCCGGGAGGCATGGCCTCAAGGTCCTCGTCGGTGAGAGGTTCTATCTCGTCCTTCTGATCCACGACGGTGGGTGTCGTGGACTCCACCGTGATAGGTATCAGTCCGTTGGTCAGGTCCAGCAGGGGGTGCCCCCGGTCGAAGTACTCGCAAGAGAGCCACTCATGGCCAACGGCGTCCTCCGAGTCCCACAGCACCAGCGCCGTGGAGTCGGGCGGTACATTGTCGAAGTTGAGGTCTGGCTGATCAGAGCCACTCTCCTTCACCACGATGCACTTACTCAGGAGAGCAGGGTGTGGCATGTCCCTCACCTTAGCCAGAATGGTGAACGTAGCGTCATCGTCCACTAGGAAGTCGTAGACCTTCTTCATCCCTGCCGTTGGCTCCGTGGACTTGCCACCCATCCACGGGACGTAGAAGTGGGTGTCCCTGCCCAAGTCCCTCAGGCCCGCTGAGATCACGTCGCCCGGGGCGTCACCTCGCCCGACAACTACGTAGTTCTTGACTTCAGCCATGTTCTGCTCCCTATCGAATGGTGCGACGTATTACAAGATCACCCAGCAAGGTCAGTAAGCGTAGCACCCCGTGGGCTCCCGATGCTAGCGTAGCGACCACCAGCCCGTCAACAATCAAGTTGGGGGTGCCCAGTAGTGCTGACACACCGTACCCGAGGACCACACCGGCCACAACCTTAACCCAAGGCATAACGGCTCGTGGTAGGGCCAGTTCCAGAAGGTGGACGGTCTTGGTGACCGCCAATGCTCCGACAATGTATTCCATATCCTGCCCGGCTTAGTTGCTGTTGGTGGTGATGGTCCCCTCAGTATACACACCCGAAGACCATGAGTGTGGATCGAACAGGTGTTCGTCCCCGGGGGAGGCATCGAACACCACCTGATGTCCATGGTTGGTGTCTGTGTGGTAGTTGGCAGAGGTCAGTTCCTTAGACATGGTAACCGGAAGGTTATGGAGCAGGGCCTTACGTATGGTAGCCCGGTTGCGATGCCTTACTGGGGTAAAGATAGAAGCACTGTCGTTCGCTGTGCTTGACCAGTAGTAGTCGCTGGTGACAGCACCACCAGAAATGTAGGAGTGACCCTCCAAGGTGGTGCCGTCAAAGTAGTCACCATCGTAGAAGGGTTGGAAGATCCACTTGTCCAGTGTGACAGAGGCGCTGTTGCTTAGGTCAACTACAATAACTGGATAAAGTTGCTCTACCCCGGTGTCCCTAAAGTCGAAGGTAGACGTGTCGTCGGATGGAAGTTGAGTAGTGGCAGCATACGATAGGGTAGTCACGTCATCAATGAACAAAGTGTAGGTGACACCCCCGGTAGTCTCCGTCAACTTGGTAACTACAGCATTGCTGTTGTCTTCGTCAATCAGTTGACCTGAAGAGTTAATCGTGAAGTTAGTGTCCGAACTACTAGTTTGTGGATCAATAACATTGGCCGTTCCGTCATGTACCGCTAGGTTGAACCTGTCAAACCTACTACCGCTGGATGGGTGGGTATCAACTCTGGTCAACTTCAGGCTAAACGACCTGAGTGACTTAGAGGTGCTAGCGTACAGTCTGGCACGGAACAGACCACCATTAACTGGTGTGGAGGTGGTGGTGAGCACGGCGTTGGCCTCTGCGGTTGATGGTGTTAGATAGAAGCCTGCACGTTGCTTGAACGCTCCCGTGGAGTAGTCCCCGCCTGTGGAGTCCTCGGTCAACGAGAGGTAGTAGTCAGCACTACTTGAAGCGTCGGTCACGAAGTACTTGGACTGGTCTGGAAGGGAACCCGCTGAGGTAGGCTCCTCACGGTATAGCCTGACCTTGGCAGTAGCCGCCGTAAGGCTGGCTGCTACTGATGAGTAATAGTGAATAGACCTCTTCACCTGAACTGGCTTACGTGGGAAGATGTAGGCAGTACCTGCATCGGAGGACCCGGTGGTAATGGTTACACCGGTAGCAGCACTATGGTCCACAGTTACGGTGCCAGCAGAAGCGCTGGTCAGGACGTTCCAAGTGCCACTGGACGACGGAGTACCCACGAAGCGTGGGTTGGTTACCAAGTTCATACGGCTAGCAGAGATGGTGAACTTGGCCCGCTGGTAAGCAGAAGTAGGGGATGCCCCTGTATTGGTAAACTCTCTACAACTAACCTCCGAGTCTGATAGTACAGACAGCAGTGACACCAAGGCGTCTGCTCGGCCCTTCTGGTCGTAGTACCTGTCGGAGTCATAGATCAACTCCCGCAACTGGTAAGGCCGCATCTCCGCTGAGGTGTATGGTAGGCCAAAGGAGTTGGCCAACCGGTCAAGGGAGTCGTAGTGAACACGGTACGGGTCCTTAGCCACCATCAACTCGTCCACCAGTGACCTGAAGTAGTCAGCCTCCCACCCGAACACCTCAATGTACTTCTGGAGGTGGCCTAACCCCTCAGTCCTATCTAGGTAGCGGTAGTACTTTGGAACATGCTTGAACATGGCCTCACCCATACCGTGCCTCGTGGGTATCAGGACAGAGGTAACGGCTACCCTAGAGATGTACGTCAAAGCATTAGAATCAATGTATCGAAAGAACAGACTGTAGTAAAGCCAGTTGCTCAGTTGTGTGTCGTTACGCACACCATCATGTCTCGCTGGAGTAACTCCATCGTTGGTTGGGGTGTACAGTGCCAACTGATCCCCGTCGTTCCACAACTCAGGGTACCCATCCCATGCGTACCTTATCTGGATCTCTGCAATGTTGATGTTGCCAGAAGATGGGGTACTGGCGTCAAGCAGAGTCTCTGCTGACCAGCCCACCTGCAAACCCCACTCACTGGACTCCTCCGTGTAGGACGTAACCTGTGCAGAGATGGAGGCAACTGAAGTAATGCTGATAGGAGCAACATAGTTATCCGAGCGGAGGCCAGCCTCCCCTGAGGTGGCCCTAAGTTCAGGATCAGTAGTGGTATCCCTAAGCCGGAGGGAATCTACCATTAGGAGACGCCCCCGGTAACTCCAGCGTAGGTGATTGTACGGATAACAGGCAGGTACACTTGGCTAGCATTCGTTGCAGTAATGGTGTAGTCTCCCAGACTAGAGCCACCCCCCGAAGATCCTAGGTTACTCAACGTAACACTTGTAACCCCAGCAACAGCGTTGGCGGCTGACTCTATCAAACTACGCTTGACGATCTGGTTGAACTCCACAGCGTCCCATGTGAACAGGGCCTGAATGGCAGAAGTGATATTATTCTTCACCTCTGTCTGGTAGTACCCATCCTTCACTACCACCGAACTGAAGTCAACGTACACGTTTGAGAAGTTGATGGTGGTGCTGATCTGATTCACAGTCACACCTAGTACCGACCTACCTGAAAGGTACGTACCCAAGTTACTGTGGATCTCTGTACCTGCGGTGCCGAAGTCTGCCGTGAGGGACAAAGCAGTGCCACTATCGCGCGTTTCAAAGTCTGGATAGTTGGGTAAAGCAACGTAGTTCACCGTTACCGCACCAGAGGCTACTGAACTAATGGCGTATGCCTTGGTGACACCAGAGAATCCCTGTATCAACGAGGTGTAATCCGCCAGCGTGACTGCCCGGTCCTGTGACCTGCGTAGGGTGGGGGCGTTTGCCTTAATGGACGTGATGGACTCGGGGTCGTTGCCCCCTACACCAGCCGTGGAACTGTTGATGTATATGTGGGTGACGGGGCTGTCCAGTGCAGTTATAGCATTAGCCACCACATTACCCAGAACGCCCTGACCCACCCGGTAGGTGGCCGTGATGGTGCTGCCCGAGGGGGGTACCAGCCCGTTGATTCCATTGCCCAGAACCACAACGGTACTATCTGAACTATCCGTCATTGTGGTGAACGCAGGGGTGTCGGAAGCAATGTTTGTGAGACGCGGGGTGTACTGATAGGTGGTGGTTCCCACGAGGAGGGACAGTGAGTTTGGAATAACCTTCTTCTCTGATAGCATGAAGGTGCCCCCTGCACCACCTAGGTAGTTGAGGGTGATGGTTTCCTCCACGTACCGTCCCTCCAGTACGGCGACCGGTATACCTGCGCCTGAGGTGGTGGACGCATCAATGTCCACAGCCCCTGTGGACGCAAAGTAAATGGTAGACGTGGAACTGGTCGCAGGCACCACGAACTGTGTGTCCTTGGGGATAGTGATGACTGCGGCAGAACTGTTGTATAGTCGCACCGTGGACGAGGCGGCTACTCGTTGATTGGGGTTGTACCCAAGAATACGAGCGAGAGCATGTACCGATCCAACCTGCGTGGCTGTTGACAGGAAAGACTCGTTGTGGGCCTTGTCCACATAGTAGTTCTGGATGTCAGCAATGTAGGACCATAGGTCCACCAGCACCATGGCAAAGTCAGAAGACCCTCCCCGTGACCACTCAGGTATGGTTGCCCTAGCACGACGGATTAGATCATCCTTGACGGACTCAAAGTCCCTGCTGGTGTAGTCAGTAGCCATCGGGTTTCCTTAGATCGGAGAGAATACGTTGAGTGCGTCTGGGGTGGCAATAGACACAGACATGGTGGAGGAAGTTGGGTCTCCATTAAGTTTGTACGTGACGTTAACGTAGAGTGTGGACTGTGGGTCTTCAGTACCCCCACCCTGAGGTACAGACTCTGGCTGGTCTGTGATTGATAGTGAACGAACAGAGCAGTTGGACGTATTACTATTTAGCATGGCCAGTGCCTCCTCCTTGTAGTCCGCTACTACTAGGTTGTCCAAGGTTGTGAACAACAGTCTAGTAGTAGATGCTCCGTACCCGGGGGCCATGACACGCTCGTACTGCTCAGTCATCAGTACGTTGATGATCTCCTGACGAGCAATCTTATGTGGATCGTCAGTGTTCTGGAGGGACCCCCCAGAGAACGTGAACGGTACAGAAATGGTACGCAACTTAACCCTCTACTATTAGTTTGGCCCATGTGGCTGGGCCAACGATTCCGTCTACTGTGAGTTTGTTCACCCGCTGGTACCGTTTAACTGCCCTAGTAGTCATTCTACCAAAGATACCGTCCGGTGTCCCGGCATTAATGCCTATCTCACCTAGTTTACGCTGCATCACCCGAACTGCCTCGTTACGACTACCCCTCTTAAGAGGAGCAGTACTAACCATAGTGTACAAACTCTGTACGTACAGGACGACGGCTGCCCAGTCCGTCTTGGGCTCCTTCTTCTCCTCTTTGGCTGGCTTCTTGCCCATAGCCGGGGCATCGAACCATTCTGTTGAGGCACGAGGCTGATGGTGCCACCACTCTCCGTCAACGGTGGGATGTAGCCCGTACTCCTTGGCAATGGCGTTGATTTCCCATGTGGCTAGGTCCTTGTTCAGGCGATGGAAGTCAACCGCATAGCAAAAACCATCGTCCTGAGACATATGCCAACTTCCTCTCCAGATCCCAACACCATTCAAGGCTTTAGGACCAAACCTTCTGTCGGGGTTGGCCGCTAGGTTCCCGCCCTTGAGGTACCTCTTGTAGAAGTACATCTGTTGTGCGTAGGAACGACAGCCCGAGGAGATGGAGACACGCCCGCTAATGCGGGGGTCCGCAAAGAATGCCTCCAGCCGCTGCTTAAAGCGGGGGTGTAGTAGTGAAAGGTCTACGCTGCTCTTGGTTGTAGGTATCATGCTGACTCCAGTACTGCTATGCGGGCTTCTGCCGCATCTAGTTTAGTTGATATTTCCTGTAATGCTTTAGTAATAACGGGGACAAGTTCCGTGTAGCGTAGCGACTGGGTATACGACTCGTCCACGGCTGCCATGACTTGTCCCTCAGGTAGTTCTTCCGCTGCAAGCGCTGGCTGATGAACATTGCACCACAAAGCCATAGCGGTGGCATCATCTCCAAGCACAGCCTCTATTTCTTGAGCAATAAAGCCATGATGAGTTCTAACACCGGACCTGCCTTCAGTCTCAACCCACTTGTATGATACAGGACGTACAGCATTTATGAAATCAAGGCCGAGGATGGAATCTACAACATCTGTCTTCTGCGAAACATCTGAAACGTGGACGCCACCATCATGTGTGTACACATTATTCGATAAATACAGGTTCTTCCACTTAAGAGCGCCAGTACTGAAACCGAGGTTCCACTCATCAGTAGTATCAGGAACCCAATCTTCATAACATATGTTGTAACTAGTTGCTGTAACGATCCTAGGGGTAGTTCCGTTGTAGATGGTTGTATGACCACCCGTCCAAGCGGTCACTCCATAGTTGGCCTCATTATTCGCACGCAGATAGGCGCTACCTGAAGAGTCGATCATCAAACCACCACCGGAGCCACCCTCTATCCTCTTTGTGCCCGTTCCCAAGTTGAGGGTTCCGGTCATCGTCCCGCCGCCAAGTTCAAGGTACGTACCGCTGTGGTTGTGGCTTGATGTAGCGTACACACCACTGTGGTTATGACTGGTAGTTGAATACCCGGAGAGGTCGATGCTGACCGTCCCGCTGGACTCCGACAGGGGGGAGGAGAACGTGTAGGTGGTACCCCCACCAACCGCAGACCCATCCCATTTCAGTGTTCCGCTCTGGTTGTACAACCTGTTGGTTGTGGTAGATGGAGCACTGTTCTCCAGTTCGATTCCGTTGTGGGGCACAGACACAAAGTGGGTGTCGGCTGTACCCAGCGAAATGTCCGGTGATTCAATACTGACAGCACCGTCTCCCCTAATGGTGGCGGTGCCAGTCCCTGTATCCTCTAGAAGTATCTGTGGGTTGCTGTCGTCAGTTCCGATGTTGACGTAGGAACCGCCCCCGACGTAATGCTTGATGGTCATACCGGGGCGAGTGGACCCCTCCATAGCGGGCGCAAGTATCTGAAGATTGGAATGAACGGAGGGGGAAGTCACTCGGTTGATGGCTATGTAACCGGCCACCGTCTGATCCTCCACCTCAAGTTCTAGGAACGCGGTGGTTCCACTATTCGACAACCTCATAAGAGTATCCGCGTCTGCTCCAGTACCCGGTACAAGGATGGTGGAACCTGTGATGGTCCCACCTACGAGGGCAGCACCATTGATAATCCCGCTAGTGGCTGTAACCGTTCCGGTGAGTGTCAAGTCTGACGCAGTCACCGCCCCAGTATCAGCGACTGTGAACTTAGGACTGATTGCAGGGACGTTGATAGACCCAGCAGTGATAGCAGCACCAGAGATGGTTCCAGCACTGATGCTGGCCCCGGACAATGCCCCTCCGAAGGTACCCGAAGCACCGGTGATCGACCCAGTGAACGTACCTGAGGCCCCTGTGATGCTTCCAGTGAACGTCCCCGAAGCCCCTGTGATACTACCAGTGAAGGTGCCTGTGGTCCCGGTGATGTTAGCGCCAGTCAAATCACCCTTGAAGAATGCGTTACCAGAGGTGTCTATGTAGAACTGCTTGGCGTGGATAGACCCCCCGCTAGAGATGGTGATACCCCCACCATCGGCGTACCCACTGGTGTCTTTGGTGCCTGAGTACAGGGAGTCCGCATCAATGGTCCAGCCCCCGATCTCCCCAGCAGTAGCAGTAACCGTCCCGGTCACCGCCAAAGTTGAGCCGTCCCATGTCAAGGTATTGGTACCACTACCCTTCAAGTAGAACTTACCGGTGTAGTCCATGTAGGTACGCCACCCGTCGGACCCGTTGGAGCCTGTGTGGAACCCCATGTAGATGGAGCCCAAGTACAAGCCCGCAGATGTAGGGTGCCCTGCCCAGTCAGACAGGTCGAAGATTGACTCCGATCCGCTGGGGCCGAAGTTGTAGTTGGATGGGTTGGACTCGCCTACGTCGGCCCGCACCGGGTTGTAGGTGGTGTTGATCCAGAAGACGCTGGTGTAGTCCTCGTCCTCACGACAGACGATGATGCTGGCCCCCACATTGGGCACCACCCAGTCGTTCTCAAACGGGTGCGCTTCCCTACCGAAGTATGAGACTGGGATGGAGGTGTCAAGCCCTGTAACTGTAGGGATGATCACATGAATCTCACCCGTTGTGGTACTGGAGTACTGTACTACGGCCCGATGGATCTGTGAGTAGGAGGTGTATAGAGAATCAGTTATATGAGAATCAGTATGCATAGACTCGTGCTCTCATAGTAGAGGACCTCCACTCAGGAGTCCCCAACTTGCCCGGTACCAGTTTGGGGGCATCAGGTTCTAGGTAGGCACGTAGTACTGGTAGCCCAGTGTACCCCTTCCCGGTTGTACTACGTGAGAGTCCGAACTCGGACACGAAGTTGCCATCGTTGAACTTCATGTTCATCTCACGTACCAACCAAGCACCATCGAAGTCGCTGCTGAACCCTTCAACACCTACGACACTTCCGGGCACTGGTCCCGCAACACCGGTAGTGGACACCTTGGCCACGAAGGCATCAGAGTAGGCCCTAGTTGCGGTCAACTTCCTACGAGCGTCGGCCATAGAGAGAGCCTCCACGGACAGCACGTCCTTGAGGCCTGACGAAAGGTCTTCCCCGTAACCTGTGCTACCCAGAAGTTCTGTTGAAGAGGCAGTGAGTAACTGACTGTCCGCATCCAGAATGGCCATAGATGCCTCGTTCACATCCCCGTATTCGTGGGCTGTCCCGAAGGTACCATCGAACTCCATGATACGACCGGGTTGGGCAATGGCAGGACCACCTACGGTGTACACGGTCTGGAGGGTGAAGGATGGCGCACCGTATCGTATGGCTGTGTAGGGGTCCCACACGTGGATTTCACTACCGTGTAGGTTGACAGCCAATCCAGAATCCACACAGGATTTCGCTAGGATAGCCCAGTCTGACACACCCTTCTGCACCTTACGAGGGATAACCATAGTACTGTCGGGACAGGAGTAGGACAGACCGTAGTCACTAGCCAACTCGCTAACCATGTCCAGCACCTTGAAGTTCTCCCCGTTACTGGGCCATACCCTGTTCTTCCTACCACGCATATTCGCACTAGCGCCCAAGCAGTCTACCCAAGCCTCCTGAAGTAGGCTCCCCTGAGCAATACCGCTAGATACCGTATGAGATGGTTTGACACTGTTAATATAACCACAGAAGGTGAACCCAGCGCTGTACCCTACCCCCACGGTCACCTTGACGGGAACGCCTATGTAGTCAGTTATCGACAGGGGAGAGATACCTGCAAGGACGAAGCGCACATGATCGTGCTCGTTCTCACGTAGGTTTATGTCCACACGCTCTACGGGCGCAGCATTGAACCCCGCAATCTCTACGTCTATCGTATGCTTTGCGGTACCGAACTGCGTTGGGGTGTTCACCAAGACCATGGGCTACACCGTTGGTATGCGTAGGCGAGTCCCCATGGGAACCTCATCCGGGTAAAGCACCTGTGGGTTCAGATCAGCGATACGCCAGTACAGGCTGGCGTTACCCAACCACTTTGCAGCGATGTCCTGAAGGGACTGATCCTGAACAGACACCACCGTGGAGTAATGGCTGTTGACCCTAGCCTTACGCTGGACAACGGCCCTACCATTGGAGTCTGTGATCTGGGTGTACCGGGAGGAGGGAGTTACAGCCATCAGTGTGCCTTCCTTCCTCCTGCTACGTACCCCTGAGTTTTATCTGGATCACTTGAAATGTAGACACTAACGCTGCCTACGCTGTAGTCAATACCCAGCATCACAGAACTGGTATTCTGATATGACCATGGGATAGTGTTACCACCAAATCCCTTATGACCGTCAAAGTGTAGTTTCGTTCCCCTCTGGTCATACTGCCACGGAAACCTAGCATCCAAGCCCAACCCAACTGCCTTGTTACCCACCAAATCACCATTCAAGTCCAGATTCTTACCGGGGCCGTGCTGGCCGCTACTGTCTGGTATAAAGGCAGAAACCTCAGACCTAGGGTGAACTCGTAACCAACCGGTGTCAGTTACTTCGTTGCCCTGATAGGCCAACTGAGTCCTGAACAGCAAGTTCATCTGGTAGTCCACTTCAAACACTAGATTCTTAGTAGTGTCACTGTGCGTTATTATTAGTTCAGAAGGGAACGATGAGGTATCACTAGGACTGTAGAATCCTTTGGCAAGGTAGTACAGCGTGTCGTCCTCTTCCCACTTACGTTCATCGTCATAGGCGTCTCTCCAGTTTAGCCAAATCCAGACACCTTTATCTACGAAGGTTTTGACGGCAGGTCCGCCGGAGTCACCTACGTATACATCTCCCTTAGGGTACACCGCTTCGTGTATTCCTAGCATGTCCCCATAAGTGTCATTAGGTAGTATCGTCCCGTTTGCGTGGTGGGTAATAGGAAACGAACGGGTACTTACGGTTTGGCCATCGAACTCACTAAAGAGTTGATGAACGGTAGCACTGCTGCCCAGTTGCGAGTCCATGCCATCCCCCTGTGCCAGCAACAGTTTCCTCTGCCCTTCGGGCCACATAGCAAAGAACACTGAATCCCGAATATAACCGGGGGCGAGTCCAACCGGCTCATCGACTACGTCTTCCGCAATCAGAGCCTCTAGCATAGCCTTCGGGGTGATGCCACCGCTCTGCTGGATTGGCCTAAGTCTCGCACGAAGGCGTAGTCCCATAGAAACCCTAGCGGACAAATCTGAGACAACCAACTCATCGTTATCGTGCATTGTCAACAAGGTCTTATCCCCACCACCATCAGGACCAACGCCTAGTCTGGAGATTATAGCAAAACTAATACCCCCGTCGATCTTGAAGGGCTTGGCGTCCTGCTCATCAACCGTGAGGTTGTCGGTGGAGGCATACTTGTGGTGCTCTAGTTTTGTCTCTGGGTCCTTGGGTATGCGGTCAGCCGTAAACCTCAAGTCCTGAGTCGGGGAGTGGTCAATGCCATCCAGTACTGCGCTGACCCTACCTGCATCCTGAACTTTGGCTGCACCTGTTCCGGGGTCTGCGGGAGGAATAGTGCCGTCTTCTTCTTTCTTTTCTTTCTGTGCCAGTTCCAAGATGGTGGTGAACGTGGACTTGTAGCGGGCGAAGCCCTGATAAATGGCGTGCATAGAAACGTCCACCAAAGCAACCGTAGGCACCATCTGGGTGGAGAACTTCTTGAACGAAACGGTAACGCTATTCACATAACCATCTACCATGAAGTTCTCAGAGAACACCACACGAATGGGATTGGGAATCAAGAATGCGGAGTTCTGTACGTTGATGTCCATCAGGGAGGCGACATCACCCCCGGCTAGGGCACTGATATTAGTCTTGTCGTCCTCTTCCTCCTCCTCTGTAATATCACCAGAGGCCACCAGACGGGCATACCGGTCCTGTGCATATTGGATGGCTTCCTTACTGATGCTCTGACCAGTTATCCTGTCCAGAATAGCAATGTCGGCCAGCACCCCCAGTTCTTCTGCGGCAGTATCTGCACTCGCCTGTTGCTGTGTGGAGAACTCGTCAAGACGGTTGGTGATGCTGTCAGTTTCAAAGGCTGATGCGTCACGATTGCCAAAGACTCTGCCCTTCTGCACCTCAGCCTCACGATTGAACAGCATCTGCCAAGAGAAGGACATATCACCAATGCCGGGCTGTAGCAACTGACTGGGAGACTGGTTGATCCACAACTGCGTATCTGTACGGGCTACCACTGACCTAGTAAGTTCATTAGGATTGAACTGGAAGTTCAACTTAGTACCAAGGTCGTGGTTTAAGGAACTCCTCACGTCATTAACCGGGTTAGTAGTATTCTGGAACTCAAACACCTCAGTAAGCAGACGCATGTATCCACGCTGAATCAATCCGTCTGTGGGAACCAGACCGTTGCTACTACCTATTCCCCTGAACTTCGGGTTCTGGAAAGTGGCTTCAACAATCTCATCGGGTGTGGCATACCCCGCAGGGGCTCCAGTTGAGAGAAACGGCGGCGGTGGTGTGTGCGTAGCACCAGTGTGCGGCATTACGATCTCCTCAGGGTGTCTACAGCGGTAGAGGTTTCAATCAACCTGATTACCTGATTAGCGAGTTTCTGGGCGTCAGCAGCAGAAGAGCCAGTCCCTGTTAGGTGTATCGTGGGAGAGATGGTTATGACAGAGCCCCCAGAATCAGCGTCTCCCTGCATCAGGTTCGCTGACGGGTGAGAGTCCTTCATGGCCTGTTCCAACTCTGGAACAGCCAAGCCGGTGGGAAGGGTACCTGCGACAGCGCGTGGTGCTTTAGTAGGACTGGAACCAGCACTATGGCCTGAAGTGCCGAACTGTGTGCCGACCGGGGCCTTGGCACCAATGCGGGCTACATGCCACGGCTCACCATCAGCCACACGTAGCCCGAAGCGTGAAGCATTTGCACCTATCCATGGCCACGCTGACCGTGGTCCCAGATCAGCGGCCATACCCAACTGGTGTAGGGAATGTCCCGGGGGAGCGGCGTAACCCTTAGCACGACCAGCGGCGTTGAGACTGTACGTCTTTCCGTTATACACCCTATTACCATTGGGGTCCTCGTCGTGCCTATCCAAGAACAGTGCCCTCTGCTCTTCCTCAGAACGGACCCCGCTTGTCAGACTTAGTACATGGCCCTCCGACTCAGCAGCCACGGCCATAGAGCGTAGGTTTCCTGAGAACCCTGCTTCCATGCCGGGCTGTATCACGTCATCAGGGTCTCCTGACATTGCTGTCAGCAGGCCACCTGCGGCCATCAGACCCAGACCTACCGGGACCGATCCGATGGCCTGTGGACCGGCAGAGGCCATAAGCGAAAAACCACCCATCGTCGTCAACAGCGGGCCCAGTGTCTTGCCTACCCCTCCAGCGGCACGCATCTGCCACATATTTGTAGTACTTATCTTGGCACCGACAGCACCGGACAGCGTGTCCTCAATGGACGCAGTCAACCTGATCAATGCCTGAGTGTTCTCCTCCATCTGCTCGTAGTTATCAACCTGACGACGATAGAACTGCTCCTCCCGTCGGGTCTCTTCAACCCGTGTACGCTCAAACTCAGTGGCGTAGCCCTCCTCTACACCCATTCGTTGGCGGTCACGTTTGGAGGCCGGGTCGTACATACCCTCACCGCCCTTCTTGCGGAACTCCAGATTCTGCTGGGCGTACTGAAGTACCAAGTTCTGCATGTCCTCTGGCAGACCAGAGCGGCTCAGGTTTGCCCTAGTCATGGACCCGGGCTGGAAGGCTCCCTGTACCATGTCCTCGTCGGTCAGGCCCATGCGTTGGACGGTGTTTCTGATCACGTCCATCGGATCTCGGGCCTGACCACCCGGGCCGTACAAACCCATTCCGGTCATAATCGTCATAAGGTTGGAGGACCCGGGCGCTGCCAAAGCAGAGATCATTTGGTTGGCAGCACCCGTTGAGTAGCCAAACCCAGAGGCCACCCTGATGCCTTGAACCCCCTGAGCCATCTGGGTGGCGTTGAGTCCGGTAGTTGCCTGCAACCCCAGCATCGCCTCAACTCCACCGTTCCCCAATAACAGTGGGTCATTCTGACGGCCCATCAGGGGAGCACGGTACTTATTCTGATACTCCAACTGTGTGCCACCGTACATCTGACGGTAGAGCATCCCTGTACGATCAGCAGTTAGCATGTAGGGTGCTGCCCCTTCAGCCCGTGCCCCAGCCCATCCAATACCAGCAGCCGCTGTTTGGCCAACCCATTGGCCAACCTGACCCCACGCCCTCCCTCCCCCGAAAGGATCGTTCTTGCCAGTTTGGCCAGCGGCTCCAGCAAGCATGTTCGTGAACTTGCCCCATGTTCCGCTGGTCAATGGAGCGTTGGTTCCACCCGTCCCACCGGCCTTGGTACGCCCACCAGTACCCTGAACTGGAGCGGTTGGTGCGGGGCCACCCGCAGACTGGGCTACTCCCTGCAACGAAATCTGAGCGTCACGACCACGGTCGATCATCTTGCTTAGTTCAGCGTTTACCTCTCGCAGAGTCTTGGCAAGGTTGCCGAACGACGAGTCCATCTTCTTGATGGCCTGTATGTCAGCCTTGAATCTACCCTTGAACGTAGCAAAGGCCTTCATAGTCTGATCTTCAGATTCTTTTATATCATCAGGCACGGTTCTCTCCAGAACTAACTACGCCACTTTGCCATGGCAGCCCAGAAAGAACGCTGTCGTATAGACATACTACGGATGTCCGAGAGCGTGTATCCGGGGTAACCTTGGGCAATAGCATCATAGTTCCAATAAACGTGAGTCAAGTTAACCGAGTAAAAGGGACACCCAGTCAAGTACCATAGTTATGTCTTCACTACAGTAGGCGCACGGGGCATTCACCTCCTCCAGTCTCGGGCCGGGCTGGTCATCCAGCACGGCTCGTACAATGGTCTTGCGGTCTGCTAGGGATAGACCCTTTGACCATGACCTACGTACCTGAATGGACCGATCATCGTCCCATACGACACTCTGCGTGACGATCTCCGTGTTCTGTACCGCAGTAGTGTCTCCCGCAGAGGCCACGGCCTTGGCGTCCTTGCCTGTCAGGTACTTAATGCTTACCACGGAACCGTCCTTTAGGGTTATTTCCCTAGTAGAACGGGCGTCTCCCTTTGGCTCCTCTATCTCAAAGTCCGTGTCCAAGTTGACCTTGACCTCGTTGGATTCCTTACAACTAGGACAGATCAACCTGAAGTCCCTGATATTTCCGTAGGTTGCACGGATGATCCCAAGGAATAGGAGATCCCTATCACCAATAATCAGGTTGTCCAACACAGATGGATCTGACGCAACTCGGAGGTTACCGATAGACGTGACCGAACGCCTCAGAAGCGCCGAGGTATATTCAGCGTAGGAAAGGTTGTCCTTAGTTGAGATTAGGTCCAATGCTTCCTCGTCTTCTCCAGTCATCTCCGATACTATTGCCACGCTCTGCCATTCACCTGTCTCCGGGTCCACAAGGCCCCGCATAAGGTTTACTGTTGTTGGAGCAGCCTTACCCACCTCTGGGGGTGGGTCTTGGATGGCTTCGTTAAATGCTGCTGCGTCTTCTGAAAGAGTTATACTCATTAGAGTCTCCTTGTGTACTAGTTATACAGGGTTATGTTAGAGTGTGGCGTCACTTCCTAGAACCATTTGATAGTGAAACCTTCGTGGTGCAACTGCAACTGCTGGATCAGGATGCCGTTGTCACCAGCATTGAGGTCACTGATGGAGTACGATCCGGGCCAAGCGTTGTAGAGCATCACCTGCAAGCGCTCAGGCAGTTTCACTGTGGTGTCGGCACTAGGGTCCACGTCGTACTGGTAGCCGTTGGTGGAGGAGTTGTCGGTAACCGGATGGTCAAACACTGTAACCATTACATTACAGCGGTAATCCGATGCGGCAGCGCCAGCAGTGGTGCCGCCGTTACCTGTTGATCCTAGTGCAATACCTCCCTGCCAAGCATGAATGAACTGCTGCCAACTATACAACTGTTCTTGGTTGGCGAACACACCACGCGCCAGAGACACGGGAGCGAAGTCCGACTGTCCTACCATCTTGTGTGGATGGGTGTTCATCCCGCCTTCCCTATACGGGATGACCTCATTGGTGACTGCGATACCGGACATCTGGGCGAACCCTAGATTGCCAAGACCACTAGCCAGTGTCTTTAACTCGGTGTCCCGAGGAACGATAGCCACCTTGAACTTAAAGTTCCTAAGGGGATCAGTCCTCAGTGTTGTTACAGATGCCATTTACTTATTCCTTCCTAAAGGGTGTCGACTGCGTTGGAGCCGCCAGTCCACTGACTGACATTAACGATCACGAACTCAGCGGGGTACTGTAGAGCCAGCCCCACCTCAACGTGTATTTCACCGTTAGCAACGGTGCTATCTGTGTTGTTGGTCCCATCGCAGGTAACGTAGAACGCCAAATCGCTGGTACCTCCCTTGAGCGCTCCCTTGCCCCATAGGCCACGGAGTTCTTGGGTAACTACCTCAGTAACTTCCTCCCTCAGACTAGAATCGTTGGGCTCAAAGACCGCAAACTTGGTGATCTCCTTCATCCGAGCCTTCACGAAGTTCAGGGTCCTACGAATAGGAATGTACCGTTCAGGAGAGGTAGGTGCCAGAGTGCGAGTACCATTCAGGATGGCCCCGGTTCCCGGTACCAAGCGGATGGGGTTGATCCCCGAAGAGTACAGGGTACCTTCCTCGGCCTCGGTGTAGGTTGCCACCAGACCAAAGACGTTGGCCAAGTCGTAGTTAAACCCTGCGGGTGCCTGAGCCACAGACTTGAGCCTCTCTGCCTTAGCGTAGATAGCCATAACAGCACCACCTACCGCTGAGGTGCGTAGAGATGCAGGGCCCGTCTTGGTCGGGTCCGCTGCGGTCACTGCTGGGTAGTAGACTGCGCCATAACCGCTGTTAGAGTATGGTGACACTGCGGTTACTGCTGCTGCGGCAGTGGTGGCGGTGAGATCGGGGTCGATAATCACGAATCCGGTACCACGGGTTGAAGCATACGACAGAGCGCTGTTCACCTCGGAAGAGGATGACACCCCCGGAAGGTTGATCAGCAGGTCGCCAGTCACCTGATCCAAGTAGCCCAAGGCGTTGGTGTAGTCACTTGCATCCACCGCAACTCCATCTGAGCCTCCCACCAAGGAGTACGTGCCGGAAGTAACCGACGTGTTTGCAGCCTTGGTCGGGGTAGCCACGTTGGACACCCTGACGTAATCCGAATAGTTGTTCAAGAGGCTAAGAACGTAGCGGTTGTGGGTGGCATCAAGGGACACCTCAGTCCAACGCTCCTTCTCTCCACCATCCAACTTGATAACCACATCGAAGGTACCATAGGAGGTTGTCGACGCTGCCTCAAGACCCGCAGTGGTCTCAGCGGTTAGACCATTGGCCCAAGCGCCAGCGTTCTCAGCGGTCAGGAGGAAGTGGTTAGCAGCAACTCCAGCGGTGGTGCCTTGGACATTGCCCGTGGCCTTCTCAGACTGCCCGATGTCGGCCCCACCAGCCAAGGTGAAGGTAACGGCGGTAGCGAACGAGGTGTTGAACTGCGCTCCAGAGGCATGGTTGTTGGTGACCTGTGAGGACACTGTGATGTACTGAGAGCCAGACACAGCGTCATTAACCTGTATTGTGGCTGAAGTGGCACCAGTGGCGTTGGCAAAGGTCAGTGCAGCGAAGGTTTCCTTGGTAACACCCTTGTACTTAACGACGATGTCCAAGATACCAGTACCACCACTAGTAGCAGAGGTGTCGTTATTTTCGTTCTTGGTGGCTTCAATGGTGATGTTGTTGCCATCGGCACCAGCCAACTTAGACGTAGCAGTAAACAGGTTCTTGTCAGTGTCATGGACCAGCGCAAGGGCTGAATCAGTGTTTGCCGTAGTGCTGTCAGTCAGCGTACGCACAATGTAACACTCAGTGCCTCCGTTGGAAAAGAACTGATAAATAGTATATCCCAGTTCGTACAATGGATTGATGTCACCGAACGTAGCGGTGAAGGCTCCCCATGACTGAATCAGTACGGGCTTGCCGGTGGGTCCTCTCGTGGACTTTCCCACGAAGGAAGCGGTAGTGCGACCGGGACGATTGGTAACGACTGGCTTTAAAGCCGACTCGTTAACGTACACACCGGGGCGAGTATACGATGCCATTAGGACTTCTCCTTAATACAGTGGGTTACGGGTTTCACGCTAGAACATCCAGCGTGACTTTATCCTTAAAGGTTGTGCTACCTGCTGCGTACCCATCTTCGGTACGAGCGACCTGATAGAGCCCGACAAGATTGGTGGCTGGGATCTCTGATGTCACAGATAGAGTATATACCTTACGGAAGATTCTCTTCTTAAATCCTGCTTCCTCATCCAGCATGTCTGCCCCCCGCCAATCCAGCAGGTCCATGTGCCTATCAGTTGAATCGGCACCTACGTTCAAGTACCCCTGTCGAAACGGGGCTATCTTGGTCAGTATGTGTGCTTGCAGATACCGGTCGTGGATGGCCGAGCGGGTGAAAGTGGTGACCTGATAGAGCAGGTCTACTGGAACATGCTCCATGGCACTCACGAAGGGTGAGGACGAGGAGCCTGAAAAACCAGTTAGAGTGGTTACATCATCGGTGGTATCCGGCCAGTAAGTAAACGACTTTGCGGAACCTTGGGTAGCATAGTGGCCATCAGGCTGCCCAGTCGGGGCTGTGCCTCGGAAGGCATAGATGATCTGCTCAGAGTGCTGCCTGTTAGGAGCATGGTTGATGTCCAGTAGTTCAATCGTTATGAACGGGTACTTCTTCTCGGTTTCTCCCTCTGGATAACGAAAGAACACTTGAACATCACGAGTGGCGTCTCTATCGTCAGACAACTGGATGCCACTGAACTTAATCTTCAGGGCCTGATCCTCTGCCAGTAGGAACCCGGTACGATCAGACACTACTGAGGGCCTCGGCGTGGTCTACGACAATCTCACCCATGAGTCGGTTCAGTTCCTTACTTATCTCCTTGGTCAGGGAATCGGCTTCCTTGAGCAAGGTGCGCCTAAGAAAGGCCCTAGGAGGAGTATTAACAGTACCATACTCCAAGTTGTTGGCCAGTGAATGGTACCTACGGGGTAGGTCAAACAGACCAAACTCAAGCAGGTCTTCGGAATCCTCCATCTGACGTGCATTGTAGTATGGGGCTAGAGGAGCGTACTCTTTGTCCCTCTCCAACTTAATACGTGACTCATCCACGTGCTTCTGTAGGGCCTTGTTAACGGCGATCTCCGTAAGAGCGGCCAACTGGAGGTACATCCTGCTGCCATACGAAATCTGAGCGGGAATGCCCGAACTAAAGAAGCCTAGGTAGTCTTCATCAGAGGAAGCGGTGGCGTCGTTAGTCTTTGGCTCTGTGGCCATACGCTCTCCTAGCGTTCCTCTGGGCGGTTGAGAGATCCTAACGCTCATTAGGATCTTGTTCTAATGATACACCATAGAAGGTCAGTCTGTTCTGGTGTCCTTGATCCTGTTTAGGATATGACGAGGAACAGGCTTCTCTTCTTCCCGACTCCAGTGCGGCAGTTTAACAGACATACCTGACCCCTTGACCTCTCCGAGTTCATAGTTCTTGTAGAGTGTGTCGTGTATGTTCTTGAAGTCCTCATGCCACGCATCCCACCCAGCAGCCTCAGACGACCGTATGTAGGTGGCGGGTGCGTCAGGTGGCTTGTGCTCTTGGAAGAGGGCCCCTTGTGTTTGTGGTAGTAGGGCCTCTTCATCTTCGTGCTGACGACGTTGGAGTGTGCCCGGAACTGACTCTTTTGCCAGCCCCAAATAACCAGCAGGCCCCCCGGTGTATGCCTCTTTAGGTGGGTATGCCACGGTCTTAAACGTGCCCTCTGGGAGGACTGTCTCCTCGTCTTGACCACCCCACTGCTCACCAAGAATTCGCATCTTGGCTCCGGGGCGAAGCCGCACCTCCCCCTCTCTAAGGGCTCCTTGGCCGAATCGGCGGTCCACCGTAAAGCCCCGCTCCCTAGTGACGGTATAGTCGGCTAGTCGTCCAAACGGTATAACCTGTGCCTCGGGGTCGTCTATGACAGCCCGGTATGTCACCGTATCTTGTTCACTCTCTCTATGTCCAAAGGCCATAGCGTATGGTGCGTTGACGGTCCAGTGGAGGCCCACCTCGTCACCTTCGCTTTGGGGACGGCCTTGCACGGGGGGGTCTGGGTGGTCTACCAGCGGGCTTCGGCTTCTACGCTCACCCCGGTAGATCATCCGTCCCGGCTCTGGGTTCTGGGCTATCTCTTCCCAAGCGTCACGGTCGCTTGACGGAGGCTGTGGAAGTTTGGGAGTAGCCATGCGTGCCTATTGCGGAAGGGTGGCAGGCCAGCCGTAGTCTGCAAAGGCTAGAGCAGGCGGGCCGGGATCGTTCACGAACTCCTGATCCAAGTACTTCTCAATGCCCTCAAACACCACGAGGACATTCTCCCTAGCACGTCCACGAACACGGTAGGTGGTTACAGAATAGTATCGGCCATCATAAAAGAACATATCGTTTAGGTGATTACGGTACTCAGACACGTCACCTACACCTGCGTCAACCATATCCGATACAGAAGCCACACCATTGATAGTTTGTACGACATGACGACCATCAGCGGTGGCAGTCTTGGTGTCCTCGGTCTCCTGAATCTGCAACACCGGAATGATTACTCCGGTCTTGTACCTCAGACCACCAGTCGCTAGAAGACCCTCATCGTAAACGTCGTCGTAGAGGCTATCCGTGGAAGCGTTACTACCGAAAGGCTGAATCTCATACCACACGATGGTTTCACCGGTATCTCGGTGGTACCTTCGGTAGTTAGCCGAGATATGGTCCAGTTCCCTACGAATGTTTACCACTACAGATACCTAACGCCAGATACGTACCCTTCAGGTGGATCACCGTCGATGAACACATCGGTGCGTAGGTCGTCCTGCTCCTCAGCAATCACGATCTCCCCGTCGTCAATCGGTGAGTAGATCCTCTCAATCGGGCCGTAGTCGCCCAACTCACGGGACTTCTGGACCGGTACCAGCCTGTTGGTGGTGCGAGAGGTGCGCCTCAGGTTGAAGACTTCAATACGGTCCAGACCGATGTTGAGGGCTCGGGCCTTCTTCTCGTACTCTGGGGTCCAGTACTGTAGCAACTGCTGGATCATACGAAAGCGCTGGCTGGCAGGGATGTGAACAGCCTCAGACGTAGTGATGTCAATGTCCCTGCTGTACTCCGTCATAAGTCCCCAGAGGGCCTCAATCATGGCGTCAATACCTATAACGTCCTTGACTACCGCCGACAACTGCTCCCTATCCATGTCCAGCGTGTGCATGTGCTGGTTCAGGGCCAGTTTGGCGTAGAAGGTCAGGTCTGCGGGAAGTAACCATTCAAAGTGATAGCCCTCTACCAGAAGCGTCGTACCCGCAGAAGGTGTCGTAGCCAAGCGTATGAGCCCATTACGGTCATCAACATCATACTGGCTACTAGTAAGTTCCGTGGTCGTACTACTGACATAAGTTGCTACCCATAGTTTAGTGGAGTCAATGTTAGGATGCCCTAAGTCATAGGTTCTGCCTACGACAGGATAATCTAACTGAAAGAACCGTGGGAAGTCCCTTAGATAGTTACGTGCGGTAGTTTCAACGTCGGTTAGAGCCGCCATGCCTATATTGTACTACTACTGGGCGGAGTCTGTTCCGGGTATTGAATCCTGCCCCGGCTGGTTCAACGCAGGGAACACATCACTGATACGTGCAGGCATGTGCCGCCTAACCACAATGATGTTGGTATAGGCCTCAGCCGTTGGAGTGGGAAGGTCAGCCATTCTCAATGGCCTCCAACCGTTCAGTCAGTTCCTGAATGGCCTTGACGATGGGGGCCGTGAACTCGCTGTAAGACAGCCCCATACTGTGCTCATCCTTGTGGACAATCCCTGCGGTGTCATCACACACGGCCTCCACGTCCTGAGCACCGAACCCCCAGTGGCGCTTGGCCGGGGAGGCCTTAAAGCGGTAGGACAGGGGCTTTAGAGAAGTAACGAAGTCCAAGCCGGGTGCTTCCCCAATGTCCTCTTTCAACGACAGGTCAGACTCTTCATTCAAGACGTTGCAGTACACCGTGCCAGAGAAATACCCATGCTTGTACCGGGTTGTGCTACTACCACCAATGTTATAGGTACCGTGGGAGGTGGGGGTGAGGTGTCCGGTATACAGATACCCGGTAATCGGATGACTTGCTCCAGCATACTTAGGGAGGTACTTACCCACTCCATCCCAGTTGATCGTGAAGGCCGTGCTGGTGCGTACTGTTGAAATCTCATTGCCCCCGTATATCATCAGATGCCCACCGTTCCCCACCGTAGCCGCCGGGGCTCCAAAGCCCGTAGAGACCACGAAAGAGTAGTCAGAGGATGCGCCAGCAGCACCAGTGTCACCTTTATCCCCTTTGTCACCCTTGATACCCTGTGGACCCTGTTGCCCCGCAGCCCCCGTGTTCCCAGTCGCTCCTGCCTGCCCCGTAGCCCCCGTGTTCCCAGTCGCTCCTGCCTGCCCTGTTGAGCCTGTGAGACCCTGTGAGCCTTGTATCCCTTGTGTGCCCTGCGCTCCTGCTTGCCCTGTTGCGCCTGTGTTCCCAGTTGCTCCTGCTTGCCCTGTTGCGCCTGCGGTTCCCTGCTCCCCTTGGTTGCCTGCCGAGCCGGTCTGTCCCTGAGCAGAGGCTGTGGAGGAATACTGACCAAGGTTAGACCATACAGTGGCAGCGGTCTTGATCCACACTATGGACTGGCCGTCTTCTGGTGAGATGCTGGAATCAATCCTGATCTCACCGATAGCGCCATCAGTGGGCCCCGGTGCAGACGAGACCGCAGTCGGGTTGGCCTGCGGCATGACAAACACGCGCTTGTCTACAATAGAGTTGCCGTCAATGTCGGTGTCCCCGACGGCGTAGTACACCGCAGCCAACAGCATGTTCGTGGTGGAATCGAAGTTAGGGTAACGAGCGTTAGATGCGCTCTCTCCACCGTTGTCTGTGTCGCCCTCAATGGAGGTGGCACTAAACACACCACCTGCCTTCTTTACCAGAATCAGGACAAACTTTGCGTTACTACCTGACGAGGGAGCAGCGATGTTAATAGAGGTGGCAGTAGACAGACTAAAGTACTCACCATTGAGGTACCCAGTAGTGGCCTCAACAGATAACGTGTTGGTAGCCGTTCTAGTTGCGGCTCCCCCGGTCAGAACACCTGACTTGCGGTAACCTAGGCTCTGGAAGTCGCCCTTGTCTGGTTCCGCCTGATCTGGGTCGTCGGTGTCCGGGCGATTGGGGACCGTGAAGGACATGGTTTACCTCAGAGGGTGTCGTAGATGTTGCCGTTCGCACGCAGGTACTCGTACAGGTCCTGTGGAAGGTCGTAGGAATCCCCGTCAACAAAGTCCCAAGGCTGGCCAGTGTAATACATTCTCCAAGTGCCCTTGACTCGGCCACGCTTGGTTTCAGGGACGACAGTAATGGTTTCATCAACCACCTCTGCCGCTGGCTCCTTAACTGCTGGAGCCTTCTTCTTAGCGGGGGCCTTTTTAGCCGGGGCTGCTTCTGCTACTTCTTCTACTTCTTCTACTTCAGTTTCTTCTGCCATGTTGATCTAGTCCTATTCTTTCCGTTAGGGGCTACTTATAGGCGGCGGGGGGGAGAGGCTCGTAGACCCCTACCCCCCGCAACACCATATTACACCATCGCCGCTACCTAGACTAGGCGATGGCACCACCAAGGGTGTTGATGACAACTCGGGACTCGCTGGTTATGACACCAAAGCCCCAGATGGCGTACCATGCTAGGCCGTGCTCACGACCGAAGTCAATCACGCCACCGTCGCGCAACTCAACCGGCAGGGCAATAGCCTGACCGAAGGAGTTGTCGCCAATCATAATGGCGTTGTAGGCTGTAGCCAGAGGCTGGACACCAGAAGTACTGGAGTCCGAGTCCCACGCTGAGTGCGGTAGGGTTGTTGCACCCAAACCCTGTGTGACCTGAGTGGTCTCAATGAAGACCACGTCATACAGGCGACCGATTTCACCGAGCATGAAGTTACCGGGTGCGGCGTACTTCGTGACCTCAATAAACTCGGGCCAATCACGCAAGGAGCGGCTCTGCGACGGGTGAACGAAGCAGACGTAGGTGTCGCCAAGGCGCGGAATGTTCTCCGCAGCCAGAGTCTCAACCGCATCCTTGATGGTTGTGGGTGAGAGATAGCCCGGTGCGCCTACCGTACCGATGGTACCGCCATCATATGGCGAAACCGTGGTGCGGGCACCAGAAGCCTTGGTCCGACCGAAGGTGAGCGACGGAGCAACCGACGAACCACCACCGAACGGGATACCGGCCTTGTACAGGGTGTTACGCGCTTCAATGTCCATCGACTGGGCCATGTGACGGCCAAGGAGACGGGACGACGACGCCATAACGTCATCGAACGAAGCGTTGAGCAGCA